AAGAAGAGGATACGGCATCTTCGCTTTGAAACACTGGAATACTATTTGACTTATGCAACTGGCCAATGCCAATCATAGCAGTACCAGTATACTGAGTAACTTCTTTTTTAGCAGCTATACCAGCCCCAGTATCCAGGCTAGGAATATGGTGGGTAAGGCGCTTAGGATCAACCACAGGAGCATTACGCACAACTGGATCGAATCCGGTAGCTCGTGATATTTTGGAATTTTTAGGATTTTCTTTTTTAATGTCATAGCGAACCAGTAAATCAGACCAGGCTTGAGCACTGCGGCGCGCCTTGGCAGCTGCCTCGGCCGTACGGAATTTAGGTTTGCCTTTTTTCTTACCCGTAGTACTATACATGGGTGGCAATAGATGCATGCTCATAATAATACCTCACTTAAAACTATATTATATAATAATACTAAGTTTTTGTCAAGCTCTAACCCATTGATTACAAAAGGTTAATTTTGCTTGGAATATTTCACGATTTTTACCATGCAACGGGGTTTGCTTGGCACGCAATCCACACAAGTTCGGTAGCATGGAATATTACGTGTATTTTACCAGGCTACGTTGTCTATTTTTTAGACACTTTCTCACTTAGTAAAGCTGGGAATGCTTCGCGTACCAGAGCCTCGGTCAGACCCTTGTAGTCAGAACTTAACTTTTTATCCTTGACCAGATTTAACATGTCGGCTTCGGTATGATGACAGCCTTCGAGAATCTGAATCCAGATATTTTCCTGCTGCAGTTTTTTAAGACTGGCTGGTCGTTTTGGATGTCCTACTTCGAACAAATACAATCTGCGGGCTTCATTATAAAGATTGCTCTGACTTAATTCAACTGGAATATCCCGATCTGCTTTATAGGGAGCTGGACCTGGTGGTAGATCTATGACTACATTGGGATCAAAGTTTAATCTAAGAATTTGTTGTAGTGTAGTACTGTTGTATTTTTGTAGAGTGCTAATTTTTTCTGCCTTGGTTGGAGCAGCTACCACTAGCTCTAAAATTTCTGGTATGCTTAGTTTCATTAAAAGTCTCCTAGACTATCAATTAAGTTTTTCATGCGATGTTCCATGAAATAATTTAACAGTTGTGATTTATCCTTGCGTGGCTGAGTTTGCCAGGCTGTTATGATGTTGTTGCGAACTGTATCTGGAATATAGTCAAAATCAATTAGATATCGATTACGCTGAAAGTTACGAGCAGTTTCAGTATCTACATGAGTGGTAAATTCGTCAGGGTTGATGGATAACCAGGGTTCCATCTTTTTAGTAGTAATGGGTCTTTGTCGTGCATCGGTGGTAAATGTATCGTCGGCCGACAATATGTTGGGGATTCCGTCGCCTTTATCACCCTTGATGATATGTTCCATGAGATAGTGCTGTATGCTCTGGTCGGGTTTAATCCATTTTTTATGTATGGGACTGAACTGAGATACGTTCTTGTATTTTTGCAGCTGTATGAAGTCATGATCACCACTTAGAATAAGTACAGGTTGGGGTTCAGGCTCACCAAACAGGCCCACGGAGTTTTTAAAATCATTGGTCTGAGTCCAAAGAGCCAACACAGCTATGACATCATCGGCTTCAGCACCTTCGACATCTATGACCTGGTATGGGAAGAATTGATGTAATTCAGCCCTGATCTCACTGAGAGTGTCAAAGATCAGCTTCCAATCGAAACCTGAGTCCTGACGAGCCTTTTTACGGCTGGCTTTGTAATAGGGGAATTTATCTTTACGCCAGTATTTACGGTTATCACAGGCTATGACTAATTCACCAAATTCAGCACCAAATTTTACCTTGTAGCTTCTAATGGCATTAATGATCATGTGACGTATTAGATCCTTGCGAATCTCTACATCAGTTCGACCTGCGAGTTCGGCCATTAGAGTGCTGATGGCAGTCTGATTAAAATCAACAATTATCATATTAAACTTTCAATTAATTATACTATATTATATATAAACTTCTATTCAGTGTCAAGCTTTTTATGTTTTTTAGGTCTGCGGTTTTGGGTCTTCTTTTTATCAGCGTGGGCGCCTGATGCAGCTCTTTTGGCTGTAAGAGTTTCGTGATTTGGGTCACGGGGTCGTAGTAGTATGGCTGGTATTTCAAATTTAAACTTAGGCACAATCACTCAGACTATCTATCCAACGGCGATTACAATGCTCTGTGGCTGTTTTTTCTTCGCAGGGATAGGTAATTTTGTAATTTGGGTCTAGAGCTGCTACTGCGGCTTCGTGAGCCAACTCAGTTGCAGATTTTTTAACGAAAAAATTATCAATGTTTTCGTCTATAACTGTATTTGTCTTTTTATTGAATTCCATGATTTCACCTTGTGGGTTAGTTATCGTCACCAGCTTATGACCGGTTCGAATATTTATCTTTAATGTATGTTTGGTATGACTAATTCAGCGGTTAGCTTCCATTCTTCAACCTTGGCACCGCGTGGTACATCAATGCCATCTACTATGGCTTTTTGTACAAATGCCATTAATAACTGATTGTATAACTCGTCGGGTATTTCATTTATATCAAGTTGTATTTTCATAATTTATTCAGGCTTTCTTTTTATAAGGGTTTCCACCAAAATCTATTACCTCTGATTCTTTTAAAAAATGCATGCCATCTTTTGTTTTTGTCTGATACTCGCATTTTAACATAGCGTCTATTAGACTTAGATATCACCCACTTGGCATTACATTTATAGACTATCATAGCACTCTTAATAGAATGGTATCGGCATTGATACGACCATTTAACTTGGTCTCGGTTGTGGTTAGGTCACTGAGTATCTTGCGGAGCTGTACTTTGCCAGCGTCTAAAACCTGTTTGGTAACAACATCGGGTTTTCGTAAGGTCCTTTGCACACTGGTTTCTGGATCATAACCCTGCAGGCTGGTTCCTCGTACACTAAATCCAGTACTGCCCGTGGCCAAATAACAGCCCAGCTTTTTATTTTTAGTATTGTACACCCACAACTGCTGAGCACCGACAATGCCTGGTGCACTTACGCTGCTTAGTCCTAGTTCACTGAACTCTTTTAAATACTGAAGCTTGGCTACCTGTACACCAGCTGGCTTGGCTTTCTTAACGCGAACCTTCTGATTGGCTTTCTTAAAGTCGGCCCAGCGTTGGCCATCTTCAATCAACTCCAGAAGGAAATTTTCTAACCGACCTCGCTGAGCCGCTGTATAACAGCTATAAGCTTCGGCCAATTGTTCATCAGTTGGCACCTGTGCTATTTCAGCGATGCGGCCATTCAATAAATCCTTAACTGCTGTTCCAAATACCTTGGGACTATTAGCACCCTGTAGATACTTAAATAAGTTAAAATCAGTCTTACGACAATCATTTAATATGAAGTTATCAATCTCACCTTCGAGCTCACCCAAGAACTCTGATTGCTTGGCAGCTAGTGCATCCTGTATGCTAGGACGTTTTGGTGTAGCATCTAACGTGGGTTCTGTAGGTGCTTTTACACTGTGTTTTAGCATCTCAGCCACAGTCTCTGTGAGTTTAGTAGCGTCTCGGGGACTTAGTTTAGCTCCATGTTCAGCCAGCCGAGCCAACCAACCATATACTGCTCTCATATAAAAGTCTGGAACAGCGTCAAAAGCCTTGACATCATTAGGCTGATGCTTTTTAATCCAGCTTCGCAAATAGGTTCTAGAAGTCTTGAGATCCTTTTCATAGTTATACCAGTTAAAGGCTCGCATCAGTGTAACCGTATAACCAGGTTTGGTATGATCAATCTCCGTGGCTTGGGGTTCTTTACCATGAGCCATTTTCTGCATCATTTCTTCGATGCGTTTATTTGAAAATATATCTGCCATTATCGTTTCCGTTTAACACGAGCCTCGTTAATTAATACTTCTTGTATTCTATTTTCTTCTTGCAATTTTGTCAAGCTTTTTTGAGCCAGATCTAATCTAACATTGAGTTCACGATCTTCTTCCTGCAGTCTATACAGCTGTTCCTGTAACACATTGATTCTGCTAGTAAAGGCTGTTATCTCTGTGTCATAGGCTCGCAGCTGAGCCAAACTGGCCACGCCAATATACGCACCCAACAAGGTCAGAATTACAAGTACTGCTATGGTTAATTTATTGAACATTGGTCAGCCTATCCAATCTAAATGATCTCCAGGCGCCTTTATCTGTATCCCAGACCACCAGGGTTTCAGGTACTGCAGTAGAATCTTTGGTTTCCTTATGCTCAACCAGAGGCACAATGCCTGACTGTAGGGTGCAGTTCATGTTACGAACCGAGCCATCGGCCTTGGTAAATGTAACACTGACTACACGAGTGTTTAATTCAGTTAATAGATTACCAACAAATTCCTGATCAATGTGCATTGCTTTCTCCATGAAGTTTTATGAGGTGCTTGTAGATTTTTACGTAATAGGCAAACCGACGCGGTTCGTGGTCGGGGTTTGGCAGATTGTCTCCAAAGGCCTGAACCAGGTTATTCCAATGAAATTCTGCTTGTTCATCCGACACGTTTGCAGGACCCGGTTACATGTTTATGATCATAGTATCGACCATAGAATATCATGGCCTTGTGTAGCTCAATCTGACAGGTTTGAATCGAATTAAATTCAGCCTCTTTAATGGCCTGCTGACCCAGCCCTGGAAATGTTAAATAGATTACTAATAGAAATTTCATACTGGCTATTATATAGATTTTTTGATTAAGTGTCAAGCACTAACGGTGGGACAGATACAACATGACTGCGATGTATCCTGCATTGTATGATGCCATTGTACCAGTCCTGGGGATTTTCCAGAACACGGCGATGAAATTGTTCGCGAGCTTCTAGATAACTAAGACTGCCTTTGCTATCGGCAAAATAAAGTATTTCACGACGAAATTTATTTTCACCCAGAGCGTTTACATCGGCCTGCACTTCGGGGCTGCTGCTCCAATAGGTTTGCCAATCACTGTCGATTTTGCTACGAATCTTTTTGCGTTTTTTCACACCATTTTTCTGTGTGATCATTTTATATTTTACTCGGCTAAATTTGCTGAGTTTTTTACCTATGTACCTACGACCAGTGACCAGGTTTGTAATTAGGTAAATGAATCCAACTTTGTCTTCGGGTAATTCAGTAATTTCTGCATTGTTGTAATACCACATTATTCTTCTTCTTGATCAAAATGCTCTTCGTCTTCGTCTAATTCACAACCGCAAAAGGGACAGTAGTTTATGGGATAGTAAGTCGCATCCATGTCGTGACGAATCTTAAATACTGCATCGCAGCTATTGCATTCGTAATGTAGTAATGCCATGTTTTTCCTTAGTGTGGGCAACCACCGCAGTTAGGGTTGCTGCTGGGATCATTGACTGCTATCCAACGCGGTGGTTGGGCTGGACAACTAGCACTTTTTATCAGTGTCTTGGCCGGCATAAAGCAGTTACATAATCCACAGGTTTTTAATATAGGACCGAAATGCTGACAACCACGGCAAATATTCATGCGCGTCTCGGCCAGAGTCATTACCAGATCCAGTTGTCTTTATGATACTTTACTATGTCAGTTATTTCAGTATAAAAGTCTCGCTTACTTTCAAAGCCCAGATCCTTTAATTTTTTACCATCAATGCTGTAGCGAAGATCAGCGCCAGGTCTTTCATAATTGGTATTTATGTAGTCCTGCACGTTGGCGTCGGGTCCATGGAATTCTCTAACCACGGCTTTTACAACTTCCAGGTTGCTGATTTCAAAATTGCCTGGAATGTTATAAATTTCATTTACGGTTCCGCTATTAACAATATGGATAACAGCATCAGCTGTATCTTGTACATGCAACCAGGTACGACGCGGAGTACCACCCAGATGAAGTGGAACCTTACGACCCAGTTGCAGGAACTTGACTGCCTTGGGAATTAATTTTTCTACATACTGACCTGCACCATAGTTATTGGTGGGACGTACTATGACATAGGGAACAGCATGTGTGCGAGCCCAGGCCAGGATTAACTGGTCCGCAGCTGCCTTGGTTGCTG